GCATTCTGAATTATCTTTACAGCTTTCTGAAGTAGAGAAGGACGTTATTAAATATAAAAACGCAAAAAGAACACTGGATAGCTATAACGAAGATATTGATCGCTACCAGAGACTTATTGACAAAAACAAATTCAGAAACAAGCAGATACATTTGCAGATTTCTCAGCTTGCTCTTAATGTCCCAGAGGACTTGGAAGAAAGACTTGATGCACTGGCAAATGAAAGAAAAGAGATTGAGAGCCAGCAGGAAAAAAGATACCTGTATTCTACGGCTCAAAACGAATTGCACGAAATTGACTCATCCTATTCGCAGAAAATCTCAGGAGCAGTAAACCGACGTGATCATCGGCAGAAAAGGATATCTGAGATAAGGCAGCAGGAAGAATTCATGAAGAATTCTGGGTGCCCGGATATTGAGAGTGCAAGCTGCAGGTTCCTGTCGAAAGCGGTTGAAGATGTCAAAAGCCTTCCGGTTGAACTGGATAACTTGAAAAAATGCGAGGAAGAGATTGAGATATTAACATCTGAACGCAACCAAAAAATAGCCGATAAACAGGAAAAAATTAAAAACATAGAATATGATCCTAAACGCCTTGCTATTCTGACGGCATCTGTCACTGAGCTTTCCAAATATGAACACATAAAGAAAGATGCGGAGCAGAACAAACTTGAAATTGCCCGTTTAGAGGCCGAAAAGGAATCGAACGATAAAAATATAGGGCAGTGTGAGGAAAATCTGCTACAGGTCAAATTAAAGGCCTCTGAGATAACGGAAACAGTTAATAAACTATCGGGATCAGTTGACAGACAAGAACAGATCAAACAGCAGATGGCTCATCTGCAGACTTATGTAGAACAGGAAAAAGAGCTTCCTGTTTATGAAGAAAGAAAGCAGCATGTTCTTGAACGAATTGAGAACATGGAAAAAGAGATGGAAAAACTTACTGACAGAAAATTCATTCTCTCTTCTCAGCTTACTGGTATGGATACCATGATAGAAAAAATGAAGGAAACATTTTCGGCAGATATGGTAGAAGAAACAGACAGGCAGATTCGCAGTAACAAGGAAACTCTTGGAGAACTGCAGATCCAGAAGGGAGTACTCCTTGAACGTCTGGAAAATATCGATACCATGCGAGGCGAAATCTCCATGCTGAATAATGAAATTGCTGTAGCTGCCGGCAGAGCGGACTGTTACGAAGCATTAAAGCAGGCTTTTTCACAGGACGGAGTTCCACATCAGATCATCAGGAACATCATTCCTCATATCACAGATACTACAAACAATATTCTTGGCCAGATGACCGGCGGAACGATGGGAGTGGAATTTGTGATGGAGCGCACCGTCAAAGGCAAGGACGGAGATAAGGCAACGCTGGATGTTCTGATCAACGAATATGGCAAGACAACTCTTCCATATGCTTCCAAGAGCGGAGGCGAGAAGGTAAAAGCTTCTCTTGCCGTTATCCTTGCACTGTCCGAGATCAAGGCAACAGCGGCAGGAATACAGCTTGGAATGCTCTTTATTGATGAACCACCATTCCTTGATGATGAGGGCGCACAGGCTTATGTAGATGCCCTTGAGACGATCCGTGATCGGTATTCCGATGTGAAGATTATGGCAATCACTCATGACGATGCTATGAAAGCGAGATTTGGCCAGGCTGTGACAGTAATTAAAACAGATGATGGCTCAAAAGTAATCTACTAAGCGGAGGAACTTATGGCGAAAAGATATTATTGGTTAAAGCTTCCTGACGGATTTTTCCGTCAGAAGGCCATCAAAAAACTTCGGAAGATTGCCGGAGGAGACACCTACACAATTATTTACCTAAAAATGCTTCTTGTTGCAATGAAGCAGGATGGAAGACTTTACTTCGAGGGAGTAGAAGCAACATTCTATGACGAGCTTGCTCTGGACCTGGACGAAGAAGTCGAAAATGTCAGAGTGACGGTTATGTTTTTGATTCAGCAGGACCTCATGCAGCTGATTGACGAAACCGAATATTCGCTGTCAGAATGCGCTAAAATGACTGGTTCTGAGAGCGCAAGCGCAGCTCGTGTAAGGAAATATAGAAGCAAAGAAGCGTTACAATGTAACACTGATGTAACGGGCTGTAACGAAGTGAAACAAATCTGTAACGGAGAGATAGAGATAGAGAAAGAGTCCAAGCAGAACACGTTCATCTCTCTTCCGTTGGTTACAGGATCCGGAAACTATGATGTGACATTTGATTATCTCAATTCACTGAGAGAACTGTTTCCGGCACTGGATGTTGAACAGGAGTTTAGATCAATGGCGGCATGGCTTGACAGCCACCCTCGTAATCGCAAAACACCGAGAGGGATCAAGAGATTTATCACTGGTTGGTTAGAACGTTCACAGAATTCAATGCCGGCATCCAGAACACCGCAAGCACCTGCAGCTACAAAGAACATGTCAACGAATCAGTATATGGAGGCAACGGCCGGCTGGTGCGAAGGGATGGGTGATTGAAGTGACACCTCAAGAATTTGATTTTATCAGAGCTTCAATCAAAAGTGCCTATCCAACATTTAATGTCATGCCAGACCAATACAGCATCAGGATGTGGTACCGCATGTTGGGGGACCTGGACTACAAGCTTTGCGAAACAGCATTGATGGAACTGTTTGCCACTCATACATACCCACCGCAGATATCTGAGATACGGGAGAAATGTGCAGAATATACAGTTCCGCACCTCAAAGACCAGGGAGAAGCTTGGGGAGAAGTGCAGAAGGCTATAAGTCAGTATGGATATTACAGGCAGGAAGAAGCACTGGAAAGTCTGACACCGATTGTCAGAGAAGCAGTAAAACGACTTGGCTTCCGGGAGATATGCCTTGACGAGAACCAGGACGCAGTCAGAGCTCACTTTTTCAAGATATATTCAGCACTGGCTGAACGGAAATCAAATGATGCGAAGCTTCCTCCGGGGATTCTGGAG